TAAATAATTTATTGGAGCAACAAGACCTTACCGATTTTAAAGGTATGGTAGACGAGCTTCGTGATACATGGACCAAGAAACAAATGTTTCGAACAGAAACAGAAGCAAGGTTTTCTGTATTACAAGATAATAGATATCCAACTAAAGCTGCAAAATATTGGCAGTGTGTAAGAGAACAATCATCATACTTAGATAACTTAATGACACTATCGTTTGATTATAGAAGAAACGAAGCAAAGATTAAATGGCTAGAAGGTAAAGTTGAAAAAGAAGAAGATGAGTACAAAGCAACTAAATATCAAATAGATTTAGATGAATGTAGATTTGCAAAAGCTTCTATGGAAAAAGTTGCAAAACATAGAATGAGAGAAATTAAAATGTGGTCTAAGTTAAAGAAAGAATTTAATGATGGATCGTTTAATGACAAAGATGTTAATCAACATCAACTAGAATCTTATGGTATGCAGTATGCTGAAAAAGCAAGACAGCTAACAGAAAATTCTTCTGACACAGATAAGTTCAATGTATTAGGTCAATTACAATCACTACAAAGAATTAGAAAATCTGGTGAATTAGAAAGTAGTTATAAAGAAAGAGAACAACTTGAACAACATGGAAAACCTAAAGTTTGATTTTGTATTTTTAGGTCAATCAATATTAAAGTATCAAGTACCATTAGATATTTTTTCTGCGATTAATCAAATATACGAACAAAACTTTAATAGACTTGAACCTGCTAACAGACAGTTAGTTGGTAAGATTGAGAATGAACATAGTTTGTTTTACAATGGTCAAGATCAATCTAAGATGAAAAATCATAATATGTTGCCAAAAAATGTAACAGATTATTTTATGACTATATTTAAACACTATCTAGCATTTAATAAAATTAGAGATTATGATACTCACCTTAACTCTATCTGGGTTAACGAAATGAAAGCTCATGAATATAACCCAGCACATATTCATAGAGGTATGTTGTTTACAGGTTTATCTTCTGTAATGATTTTAAAACTACCATCGACATATGGTAAAGAATATTCTAATGCTGAAGTACCACAAAATGGTAGGCTACAAATACTAGGTGCAAGTAATGGTCAGTTTGCAAAAATAGATTATCAGCCACCAATGGACCTTAGAGATTTTTATGTGTTTCCATATGATATGAGACACTGTGTTTATCCTTTTAATGGAACTAATGAGACAAGACGAACACTTGCTGCAAACTGTGATGTACAGTTTGATCCTATTAGAAATAGAGGAGCTACATAATGGATGGACAATATTTAGTTCGAGACGATCACATAGGTATATTTAAAAACTTTATGCCAGATCAATTAATAGAAGATTATACAAACTACTTTAATAAATGTGAGCAACAAGGTGCAGTATATCCTAGACGAGAAGATGAGATGTTAGTATCTGATAATGCAATCGATACAATAAGAGATACTAATGTTGCAATGACTTATAACAACAAACCTTTTATAGATTTATTTTTTAAAGAGATATATCCTTTGTATGTTCAAAAATATTCTTATCTAAAAAAACTAGCTACACACAACATACTAGAAGTTAAAATACAAAAGACTAAAGTTGGAGAAGGTTATCATTTTTGGCATTGTGAGAATGCAGAAATGAAAGCAAGAAATAGAATACTAGCTTTTATGTTATATTTAAATGATGTAACAGATGGTGGAGAAACAGAATTTTTATATCAAAAGTGTAGGTTCAAACCAGAGAAAAATACATTATTAGTTTGGCCTTCACAATTTACACACATTCATAGAGGCAACCCACCTTTATCAAATGACAAATATATAATAACGGGATGGATAGAATACGGATATTAATATGATAACAGAACCACGTTGGAGATCTTTTATAGTAGAAACTACTACACCTATATTTACACCTGAACAATGTAAAATGATTATTCAAGCAGGACGTGCTGAACCTAGAAATGATGCATCTGTTGGAGCAGGTGATAAAGGTATTAAAGGTGGAGTTGTAGATACTAAAACTAGAACCTCACACATTAGTTGGATACCATTTAAAAAAATGGCGGACATGTACAAAGACATAGAAAAAATTATGAAAAAAACTAATGGTAATCATTTTGGTTTTGAAGGAATGCAAATAACAGAACTTGCACAGTACACAGAATATCCTGAAGGAGGGTTTTATGAATGGCACGTAGATAATGATGTGAACATGGCTCACGAACCACCAGTTAGAAAAATATCTATGACATGTTTACTTTCTCCTGAGTCAGAGTTTGAAGGTGGTGATTTAGAATTAATGTCCGAAGGTAAAGTTGCAAAAATAAAGCAAGGACACGCAGTGTTCTTTGCATCTTTTATAAGACATAGAGTAAAACCAGTTATCAGAGGTAGAAGACAATCACTTGTTATGTGGTTTGGAGGGACACCATTTAAATGATGATTAAAGCTGCATACTTTCCAACTGTTGTATATGCTAAAGATGTTAAATTAGATAATAGGCTTTTTGAAAAAGAAGTTGTTGATTGGTCTAATAAAGATAAAGGTGTGACTAGAACTAATTTAAAAGGTTGGCATAGTCAAACTAACATGCATCAAATACCTGTATTTAAACCTTTGGTAGATGAACTGTATAAAATGATGGATGAAATTTTTGTAGAAGAATGGTTAGATAGAGAACCTATGATGGGAAATATGTGGGCAAATATAAATCCACCAGGTGGAATGAATAGACCACACTTACATCCGAACAGTCATTTCAGTGGTGTTTATTATATTAAAGCTCCACAAAATTCTGGTAAACTTGTTTTTAATGAACCAAGACCAGGAGCACACATGGTTATGCCTACAAGAAAACAAGGTAGACCTCCATCACATTTATGGAGAGAAGTTCATATAGATCCTCTTGAAGGTAGAATAGTTATCTTTCCTTCTTGGTTATGGCATTGTGTTGAACCAAATGAGAGTAATGATATAAGAATATCTGTATCATTTAATTTTATACAGAAAGGATTTAATGTTTAAATATCAAGTTATAAAAAACGCTGTATCATACGAACTAGCTAATTTTATATTTAATTACTTCTTGCTTAAACGAGATGCTGTTGGTTATATGTATCAATATAATATACATTCACAGTCCCCGATCCTTGGAACATGGACCGATAAACAAATACCAAATACTTATTCTTGTTATGGTGACTTTGTGATGGATACATTACTAGTCAAGATGTTACCTGTAATGAAAAAAGAAACAGGACTAGAGTTAATACCAACTTACTCGTATGCAAGAGCATATAAAAAAGGTGATGAATTAAAAAGACATAAGGATAGACCTTCTTGCGAGGTATCTACAACAGTTAATCTAGGTGGCGATCCTTGGCCTATATTTATAGATCCTACAGGATCTAATAATGTAATTGACGAGTATAAAAATATACATAAACCCAACGCTCCAAAAGGTGAGAAAGTCTTGCTTGAAGTAGGGGATATGTTAGTATATAGTGGTTGCGAACTCGAACATTGGCGAGAGCCTTTTGACGGGAACATTTGCGGCCAAGTATTTTTACATTATAATCATGTAAACGGCCCATTTGCTAGTAAAAACAAGTTTGATGGCAGAGCTAAGTTAGGTCTACCGTCAGGTGTAAAATAGTATTATAATGGAGCCATATGCTACAAAAAATAGGATTCCAACCTGGATTCAATAAACAAATTACAGAAACCACAGCTGAAGGACAATGGGTTGATGGAGACAATGTACGTTTTAGATATGGTACACCTGAAAAAATAGGTGGCTGGTCACAATTAGGTGAGTCTAAACTTACAGGAGCTGCAAGAGCTTTACACCATTTAGTTAACAAATCTGGTAACAAGTTTGCAATCATAGGTACAAACAGGATTTTATATGCTTACACAGGTGGTGTATTCTACGACATTCATCCAATTAAAACTACAACAACATTATCAAATGCTTTTAGTACAACGAATGGTTCAGCAACGGTTACTTTAACATTTAGCAC